CTGCATCGTATCGGGCCGCGGGACGGCGCGAACAGGGCGGTGCGTTGGGGGTTCCCCCGCGCGATCACCTTCGAGGAATGGCTCGGGCGATGGTGGTTGATCGGCCGGGCGGACGAGCCCTACGGCGTCGTCTGGGTCGAGCCGATCCACGAGTACGGCGAGGAGGTCTACGCCCCGGTCCATCTCGCGGTCGACCCGAACTGGCGCGGCCGAGGATGGCCGTTCAAGAAGGCGTTGGACGAGCTGAAGGCAACACTCGTCGAGGAGCTGGCCCCCGCGGTCCCCACGCTGGTCGTCGCAGCGGACGGGTACGCGATCGCGGAGTACCTTCCGCGACTCGGGTTTGAGCTTGACGGGAGCATTTGGAAGCAGAGGTGCGCGTAGATGGGCAAGAAGTCTCTTTCACTCCCCGGAATCCTGGGAACCCTACCCCTATCCCTCATCGGCCCCTCGGAGCTGGCGACGGGTCTGATCATGGGGCAGCAGTTCAGCCCGGACGAGCCGCAGACCCCCGAAGCCCCGGACGACCTCGACCCGGGCGCGGCAGCGAACGAGGTCCGCAGGAAGGCGAAGAAGCAGACGCAGACCCTCGTCGCCCCCCAAGCGGGAGACGTGCTGAGCGGAGGTAGCACCGCCGCGACGACGCTATCCGGCGGAGTGCCGAAGGTGGCCGGAGCACTCGGGCTGTGAACGAGTCCGACCGCATGATGCAGGAGCTGTACGAGACGCTCGACCACATCCCTGTGGGGCTGAGCGATCGGAGGCGACGGTCGATCGACCTCGTACTCGCCGCCCGGAAGGCGGAGCGGGCTCGCGACCCCTACTCGGCCGAGAAGAACTACATGCGCGCGGCCGACGAGTTGCGCGGCGCCTCCAATGACCGGGCACACCGCGCGGTGGAGCGGATCGAGAAAGAGGCGCACAGGCTACGGAACCATGGGGTGGACAGGCAGAGATGATGCACGAACCCAAAGAGCTGCTGGCTCGCCTCGACGACCTGAAGACGGCGCGGAAGAATTTCGACACCTTGTTCGACGAGGTGCAGCAGCTCGTGTGGCCGGACGGTGCGACGTTCCTCACGAAGCGGTCGCCCGGAGAGAAGACCCACCAGAAGATTTACGACGCGACGGCGACCTACGCCCTCGACAAGTTCGAGGCGGCGATGGAGTCGTTCCTGATCCCCCGCCACCTTCGATGGCATGGGCTTCGGGCGATCTCGGACGAGTTGAACGAGCAGCGGGAGGTGAAGACGTTCTTCGAGTTCTTAACGAAACTTCTCTTCCAGTACCGCGAACGGCCCAGCGCCCAGTTCTACAGTCAGATGGGGGAGAACCTCCGGTCGCTCGGCGCGTATGGGACCGGCTGCCTCTACGTGGACGAGTCGCCCACGAAGCAGGGCTTCCGGTACCGGCACATCCCGGTCAGCCGGATCTGGATCGAGACGAACTACGCGGGCATCGTCGACACCGTCTACCACGAGTACCCGCTCACGGCGCGGATGGCCGCGCAGAAGTGGCCGGACGACGTTCCCGAGAAGGCGGCGAAGGCGTTGGAGGCGGGTCGGCCGGGCGAAGAGCAGACGTACCTGCACGTCGTCATGCCGAACGACCCGGAGAAGATCGACCCCTTCTCGCTCGTCCCCGACCGGCACCCCTTCATCGGGTACGACATCGAGTGCCAGACGAAGAGCGTCATCATGCACGAGAGCATGTTGGACGAAGGGGCGCTTGAGTCCACCTACGGGTACCACGAGCTGCCGTACATCGTCTCGCGGCTGACCGTGAACCCGAACGAGATGTGGGGTCGCAGCCCCGCCATGGCGGCCCTCCCCGACATCAAGGGCCTTCAGGAGATGATGAAGACCCTCCTGCGGTCGGCGCAGAAGGCGGCGGACCCGCCGCTGCTCGTGGCCCACGACGGCCGACTCGGCCGCGGCCGACGGAAGGTCCGACTGGACTCGGGCGGCCTAACGTATGGCGCGGTCGACGAGAGTGGTCGGCCGAAGATCATCCCCCTGGAGACGCGGGCGCGTCTCGACATCCAGCTCGAGATGATGGAGCAGAAGCGGGACGCGATCTTCGACGCGTTCTTCGTGAAGCTCTTCGACATCCTGAATCGCGATCGGGTGGAGATGACCGCGACCGAGGTGGTCGAGCGATCGAAGGAGAAGGGGCAGTTGATCACGCCCATCGTCGGCCGTCAGCAGAGTGAGATGTTAGGCCCGATGATCGAGCGGGAGATCAGCATCCTCCAGCGGCAAGGCGGGATCGAGGTTCCCCAGGTGCTACTCGACCCGGACATTGGTGGGTTCGAGACGGAGTACGACACGCTCGCGACTCGGATGCAGCAGTCGGACGAGATGGCCGCCTATCAACGACTGCTGGCGATGTTCGAGATCCAGATCCAGCAGGACCCGCTGCTGATGGAGGTGCTTCGCGCCGAAGACGCCATGCGGACGTTCGGTGAAACGTCCGGCATCCGGGCGACGCTCTTCCGATCGAAGGACGAGATGGCCGAGATTCGGAAGCAGCAGGCGCAGGAAGCGCAGCAGGCACAGATGGCCGAACAGGCGCTCCCGGTCGCGCAGGCTGCGAAGACCGTGGCGGAGATCCCCACAGGTGAGGAGGCTGCATGAGTGAGATCCCGAGCCCGGACGCACGCGCGAGGGAGGCGCTCGAAGACAACCCGGTCGAGATCGCAAACTCGTTTCAGCGTCTATTCGCACAGCCAGAGGGGGAGGTGTTCCTCGCATGGCTGGTCGATATGTGTTCGACGAACCACACCACCTTCGACGAGAACCCGCTGCGGATGGCCGCGGCTGAAGGTCGGCGGCAGGTCTGGTGCGCGATCAACGAGATCCTACAGATGACCGCGAGAGACATCGCGGACGTGCAGAACGCCGTCGCAAGGATGCGACGAATGGGAGACGACGATGAGTGAAGAGAACGCGAACGCGCCCACCGAGGACGCCCCGGCAACGGCCGGGGATCTCGCGCCGAGCGAGGAGAGCGCGACGCCCCAGAGGGCTGAACCCGCTTCGTGGACCGAGTCCCTGTCCGAAGACGAGCGAGCGTATCTCGCGACGAAGGGCTGGGACAAGGAAGGGCGCGGGGTCAAGGACATCCTCTCCTCGTACCGGAACCTCGAACGGCTCCGCGGTGTCGGGGCCGACCGCCTCGTGAAGCTCCCCGAAGAGGGGAACGTCGAGCAGGCGAAGGAGTTCTACAGCCGCCTTGGCGTCCCCGAGACGCCGGACGGGTACGAGACGCCCGAGGTGCCCCTCGGGGCGAACGACGTGGTCGACGCGACCGCCCTGAGCGCGATCAGCCATCGGATCAACCACACCCCGGCCCAGCACGCCGAGTTCGCGAACGCGGTGTCGGAGTATCTGACGGAGGCTCAGACGAAGGCCGCCGAGGAGATCACGGCGCGCGACACCCTCCAGCAGCGCGAGCTGGACGCGGACTGGGCGACGAAGAAGGACGAGAACTACGCCGCGGCGAAGCGCGCCGCGGAGCGGTTCGGGATCGGTCGAGACGACCTGAACGCGATGCAGCAGGGGCTCGGCTACCGGAAGACGGTCGAGCTGCTCCACCGCATCGGCCGGGCGATCGGCGAAGGCGCGGCCCCTGGCGCGGTTCGGGACGGCGGGAAGAACGGCGCCGTGTCCCGGTCGGACGCGTCCGCGCAGCTCGAAGCCCTGAAGAGCGACGCGGGCTTCCGGCAGCGCCTGACCTCCGGAGACGCGGAGGCGCGGAAGCATTGGGAGACGCTGAAGCAGCTCGCGTTCTACGGCGATTGACCTGCCCCGAGGGGGTGGTACAATTCCGGGAGCTGCCAACCCAGTAGCCACGCACTCGGTCGAGACAACCGCCCTCCGGGGCGGCCCCGATCTCCCGCGTCAGGGCCAGCGATCATCTGATCTCTGATAGGCCCCGCCTCCGTGCGGCCAAGCCGACCAAGCTTGAACCCAACGCATAGGAGGCACAGACGTGTCCACCGAGATTCCCGTAGGATTTTCCGAAGACTTCACGACCGAAGTCGACCTGCTCCTTCAGGAGCGAGGCAGCAAGTTCCGCTCCGCGTGCATGGAGAAGACGTTCGTCGGCAAGTCGGCCAAGGCCGTCGAGCAGATCGGCGCAGTCACGGCCGTCCGTCGGACGACCCGACACGCGGACACCCCGCTGAGCAACACCCCGCACGACGCGAGGTGGGTCTACCCCGCGGACTACGAGTTCGCCGACCTGATCGACCCGCAGGACGAGCTGCGCGCGATCGCTTCCTTCCAGTCTTCGTACGTCCAGAACGCGGTGCACGCGATGCGCCGGGCTCACGACGACGAGTTCCTGTCGGCGATCTTCTCCGACACCACGAAGACCGGCGAGGACGGCGGCGACACCACGAGCTGGAACACGTACTCGACCTCGACGGCCACGGACCACCTCGTGGCGGCCACGGGCGTCGGCATGACGGTCATCAAGCTTCGCTCCGCGAAGAAGGCCCTCATGGCGTCGCACGTCGATGTCGACTTCGACCCGCTGTTCGTGGGCATCGCGGCCGCGCAGCACGACGACCTGCTCGGTGAGACGCTCACCACGAGCCTCGACTACAACACCCGACCGGTCCTCGTGGACGGACGAATCTCGTCCTTCATGGGGTTCAACTTCATCGACAGCGAGCGGCTGCCGACGGGAGCGGGCAGCGCCCGGTCCTGCCCCGCGTGGGCGAAGTCGGGAATGCTCTTCGCAGTCTGGAACGACGTGACGAGTCGCGTCTCCGAGCTGCCGGGCAAGTCGTACTCCGTTCAGGTCTACTCGAAGACCACGATCGGAGCGACCCGTCTCGAAGAGGGCAAGGTCGTCGAGATCCTCTGCGCCGAGTAACAGGAGGTTAGGCCCCCGTCGCGGAGTCGTGGCGGGGGCCTAACGCCTACTGAGTGGGTCGCGGAGTCGTGGCCCCAGGAGAGCCAAACACATGGCAACGTACTATTCCGACATCTTCTCTGGCCTCGGTCGAACGACCGCGGGCACGGCCGCCGGGGGTACCGGTGGCGCGACGATCTCGAACCTCTTCCAGTCGACGCAGAACGCACACGCTCGGCGCCGGACGACCATCGCCCACTTCCGAGTGGACGCGGACGAGGATCTCCAGACGACCGACGTGCTTCACATGCTGGTGCTGAAGCCGATGGATCGGCTCGTTCGCCTGCGGCTGACGTGCGGCGACGCGGGTACGACCGGCGACATCAACATCGGCCTCTACACCGTGAAGCCGGATCAGGGCACGCTGCTCTTCACCCTCTCGGACGCGGACCTCTTCGCGTCCGCGCTGGACGTGAACGCGGCCGCTCTGACGTGGTCGGACGTGATGCACGAGTCGGGCACGGTCCCGATCAACTACATCGGCTCGCCGATGTGGGAGATCGCCAACCTCGGCGACGGCACGTTCACGAACGAGGAGCCGGACAGCTTCGCGATCTCGATCGCGGCGTCCGAGGTCACGACCGCGGACGACCTCGACTTCATTCTCGTGGCGGACTACATCGCCGGAGACTGATCGGGGCGACCGTACCTCCCAGCGACCGCCCCAACGGGCGGGGGTGCATAGTGTGCCCCCGCCCAAGGAGACTTGATGGCAGACTTCAAATCAACCGCTTCCGAGGGCGCAGATGCGGGCGTTGCGGGCGTGACCTCGTTCGGGACCGTCGCCTCCGTCGCGGCGAACACCATGATCATCGGGTTCAACACCGACACCGAGCAGGGACCGCTGTTCGATCTGATCGAGAAAGCCTACCGGACGATGTTCTTCGACCTCTTCTCGACCGGGACCCTCACGGGCGAACGACTCGTCGGCGTGACCCCTGTCGCCGAGATCCGGACGACTCTCTCTTCCCAGACTTCGGTCGGCGCGAACGCGGTGTCGCTGATCTACGACGCGGCTTCGGACAAGACCTCCCTCTTCGCGGCCTTCGAGCAGGCGAAGGCGGCGATCCTCGACTACTACGCTGGCCCGTAACGGAGACTGCCCATGGCGACCGAGTTGGAGATCGTCAACATGGGGCTACTCCGTGCTGGCGTCGAACCGATCACCGCGCTGACGGAGGACACCGTGCGTGCGCGGGCGGCCAACGCCGCGTGGCCGATCGCGCGACGGCAGGTGCTGCGGTCGCACCCGTGGAACTGCGCGACCCGGAAGCGGAACCTCGCGGCCGCGTACTCGTTCCAGGCGGTGAACTCGCATCGACCGGTGTGGGAGTACGCGTACTCCTACCGCCTCCCGACCGACTACCTCCGAATGTTGGAGGTGGACACGGACCCGGACTGGCGGATCGAGATCGCGCCGACGGACCGCATCCTCGTGGGGACGACCTACGACGCGTCCTACCCCGAGCGGCAGACCTCGACGACCGGGCGCATCGCCGTCACGACCGCGGGCGCGCACGGCCTAACGAGCGGGGACTACGTCTACCTCCCGGACGCGACCGAGTCCGACTTGGAGGGGTACATCTCGGAGATCGAGGTGCTGGGGGCCACGTCCTTCGCGCTCCTCGACTTCCCGTCGGACGAATGGGTGACGGACGGGAGCGACTCCGCCACGTCGTCCTTCTACGAAGTGGTCTTCAGCCGCGCACTCGTGACGGACCTCGGTCCGCGCGCGAAGGTGACCTACCTCTTCGACCAGACGGACGCGGAGGTGTTCGACCCGTCGCTCGCCTACGCGCTCGCTCTCAGACTTGCGTGCGACGTGGTCGAGAAGCTCACGGCCAACGCACAGAAGCGCCAGCTCCTCCTTCAGGAGTACAACGTCGCGCTACAGGAGGCGATGATCGACGACGGCGAGGAGCAGTCAGCTCCCAAGTTCGAGGACGACACTTGGATCACGTCGAGGTACTGAGATGAGTGTTTCAGTACCCATCCAACGCGGCTTCAACGGTGGTCGCTTCTCGCCGCGGATGCGCGCGCGGAGCGACCTCAAGCGGTACGAGTTCGCGTGCGAGGAGATCCAGAACTTCTTCCCTTCGGTCCAAGGCCCCGCAATCAAGCGATCGGGGACGCGCTTCATCCGGTCCGCGATCGACGCCTCGTCGAAGAGTCGCCTGTTCCAGTTCGAGTTCTCGGACAACCAGTCCTACGTCCTCGAACTGTCCGAAGGGAAGATGCGCGTCTATCGGAACAGCGGCGCGGTGCTGGAGACGGCCGAGAACTTCACGGCCGCGCCGACCGCGACCTCCACGATCACGTGCGAGATCACCGGGCACCCCTACTCGACCGGCGAGTCCGTCTACATCACCGGCTCCGGGATGGCCGAGCTGAACGGCCGCTTCTTCGAGATCACGAAGACCGGCGCGGACACCTTCACCCTCGACGGCGAGGTCGGGACCGGCCGGACGACGGGGACTGGCGGTAGTGCCGCCAGACACTACGAGATCGAGGACGGGGTAGCCTCCAACAGCCTCCCCTGGCTCGAAGACGAGCTGGACGCGATCCAGTTCGCCCAGAACGGCGACCTCATGTATCTCGCGCACCCGAACCACCCCCCGCACGTCATCACTCGGGCGGGGAACACGGACTGGACGTGCGTCGAGATGACGTTCAAGTTCCTCCCTCTGTCGACGGCCAACCTCGACGAGACGATGAAGGTGTCGGTGGACGACTGCTCCGTCGGGACGCTCCGGACCGTGGCCGCGACGGGATTCACGTTCAGCGCCTCCGATGTCGGACGAGTGCTTGCGGTTGGCGTCGACCCGGCCGCGTCGGACTTCTACGCGCCGTGGGTCGCTCGCCGCGACTTGACGGACATCAACTTCTCCGTCGGCGACGACACCTCCGCCCCCGGCACCGGCACCTACAGAGTCGCCGAGCATCGCGTCACCTTCGAGGGACGCGTCTACAGCGGGGACATCGACAACACGGGCTTTGGGTCGAAAGAGCCGAAGCACGAAGAGGGGACGGAGCGGGACGGCAACGTCGAACTCACCTACGTCAGTAACGGCTGGGGTTACGGCACGATCACGGCGCAGTCCTCCACGACCGCGACGATCACGATCGACGTTGAGCTTCCCGCCAACATCGACACGGGGAACGCCAACGCGACCGGCAGCGCAAGCGACCAATGGGCGTGGGGCGCGTGGGACGAGGTGAACGGCTACCCGGCCGCGGTGGCGTTCTACGAAGACCGGCTGTGGTTCGGTGGAACGACCGCGGAGCCGCAGACCGTGTGGGGCTCGCGGACGGGCATCTACAACGACTTCCGCATCACCCCGGCCGAGACGGACGACACCGGAGTCCAGTTCAAGTTCCTCTCGCAGACGCTCAACAAGATCGAGTGGCTCCAGGGCGGCGACGTACTCTACGCGGGCACGCGCGGTGGTGAGTTCGTCGTCGACTCCGGCTCGCAGAACGCGGGGATCACGCCCTCGACCGTCCGCGTCCGCCGCCAGTCGAACTACGGATCGAAGGTCGGCATCCAGCCGCGCGCGGTCGACGCTTCGCTCGTCTTCGCCCGGTCGAACGACCGGCTGCATGACCTGAGCTTCGAGTTCGAGTCCGACCGCTATGTCGCCCCGGACCTGACCCGCTTCGCGGACGACCACCTCCGGCCGGGCGTCACGATGATCGACTACCAGCGGGACCCCTTCCGCCTGCTCTGGGCGCTGCGCTCGGACGGGACGGCCGCGGTCGCCACCTATGACAAGCTGGAGGACGTGATCGGGTGGGGAGACGTGGTGATCGGGGGAACCACGGCGGCGATCGAGTCGATCGCAGTCATCCCACATCCCGACGGGGATGAGGATCAGGTCTGGATGTCCGTCGTTCGGACGATCGGGGGCAGCCCGGTCCGACACATCGAGATTCTGGAGAAGGCTTTCGTGCCGGGCACCGACATCGAGGACGCGTTCTTCGTCGACTGCGGGCTCACCTACGACGACACCTCGACGACCACCATCTCCGGGCTCTGGCACCTCGAAGGGGAGGACGTGACCGTCCTGGCCGACGGGTACGAGGTCGAGGGACTGACCGTCTCGGACGGCGCGATCACGTTGGGCACGGCCGCCTCGGTCGTGCACATTGGCCTCCCCATGGGGTCGGCGCAGATCAAGACGCTACCCTGGTCAGGCAACTCTTCGACGCTCTCGACCGCCGCGACTGTCGGCTGGCCGGGGCGGATTTCGAGCTTCCTGATTCTGGTGGAGACGATGGGCGAAGCGATCGAATACGGCCCCGAGTTCACGTACCTCGACACGTGGTCTCGCCGCCCCGAGGGGTACTCGGCCACCCAGGCGGTCCCCCTCTACACGGGCTACTCCCCCATTCTCGAACTCGCCACCGGGGTAACTGGTGACCGGCAGATTTGCCTTCGTCACAACGTCCCCCTCCCTTGCACCGTGCTGGCAATCGTCGGCCGGAGCGAAGTCGAGGTGCGGTGATGGGTGCTGTAGTCGGGCAGTTGGTAGGCCAGGGCGCTGGATCGACGCTCAGCGTCATCGGGCAGGGGGGCCAGCTAGAGGCGAAGCAGAAGTCGGCCAAGCATAACATCCGCGAGGCTCAGAGGATTCGAGCCGCGCGCGACGCGGCGATTCTGCGCGAGGGGACGCGTGCGATGGCCGCGAACCGCGTCGCGGTCGCGAAGTCGGGCGTGAAGTTCGCGGGCTCCCCGGTCGAGGTGGCCGCGACGAATGCGGCCCTCATCACCGAGCAGCGGAGGGAGAACTTCCTGTCCATCCAGTCTTCGATCGAACTGATTCGCGCGAAGCGGCAGTACGGGAACCTCGCGGCCGGGCTCGGGATGGCGGGCTCGTTGGTCGGGGGCGCGGGTAACGCGGCAGAAACCCTGGGGTCCACCTGATGGCAGAGCAGCGATTCCTCCCGGTCGTGCAGCCGCTCTCGCGGCAGGGAAGCACTCCCGAGGACTTCGGAGAAGAAGCGTTCAAGGAGCTTCAGCGGCTCGGGGACCAAGTCTCCGCGACCACGCGCCAGCTCGTCGAGAACGTGGCGAAGCCGCGCGCTCGGCAGAACGCGATGGAGTACCAGAAGAAGCTCGCGTTGGAAGTCGAGCGGATCACGGCGGACGTTAGTTCTGTCGACACCTGGGAGGAGCAGTTCCAGAAGGCGAAGGGCCAGCTCGCTGGGCGGATGAAGACCAACTTCACCAGCGGCATGAAGACCTACACGGACGCCGTGAAGCTCTCGAATCTCGACGCCGAGCTGAACCTCAAGAATCAGAAGAACGCGATCCTGGCGCAGGAGATCAAGGCCGCCTACGAGACGGAGAAGGAGAACCTCGCAACCGACGTGATGCTCGCGACGAGCGTCGAGGAGCAGGATCGGCTGGTCCGCGAAGGCGCGGCGATCGCCGTGCAGCGCGGCGTGGACTCCGGCGCCATCTTTGAAGCCGAGCAGGAGATGGAGGAGAAGAACCTCCGCGCGCAGACCGTGAGCAACGTGGCGCTTCAGTACCTCGCGGCCGACCATCCCGAGGCGGCGCTGGAGATGCTCAACGACTACGGGGACACGTTGAATCAGGCGGCGGCCGCGCAGATTCGCGCGCAGGCGGTCCGGGCCATCGCGGAGAAGAACAAGGGCGCGTCGACCGGGGCGAGCAACGAGCGGGCCGCTCATAACGACCTCGTTCAGAAGAAGCGCGCGAAGGCGTACAACGACATCGCCGAAGCCATCTTCCACCAGAACGTGGCGGCGGGAGAGACTGGACCGCAGCAGTTTGCCCAGGTCACGGAGGCGGCCATCCGCGCCCTCGGGGGCCGGGACCACTACATCCCCGGACCGAACGGCGGCTCTCCGCTTCTCACGCAGCAGGAGATCGGCGACCTGATCGGGATGCTGCGACGAGGGGGCGAGCCCCCGGTGCGGAACGTCGCGGTCGAGCGCGAGCTGACTCGGATGCTCAGCGACCCAGACACGACCCGGCAGCAGATGGAGTTGACGTTGGAGATGGCCGCCCTGAACGACAACCTACCCCCCGGCGACCGCTTCAAGTGGATGGAGCGGTACAACACGCGGGAGGGGCGGTACACCAAGGGCCTTCAGAACCTGTTCGACACCTTCATGCGATTCAACCCTCTGTCGGCCGAGATCGCGATCGACAAGCAGATCGAGTTCATGCGGTGGCTCGACGACCACCCGGAAGCGACGCCGGAGCAGAAGCAGAGTCAGCTCCGTGCGGTCGCGCGGAGCCTCGACACCTACTCCATCCGGCAGTACGCAGCCACCCCCGACCCGACGTGGTTCGTCTACGACGGCGACAAATTCGACGCGGACGCGACGCGCAAAGCGATGGGGGCGCGTTTTGCCATCCCTGAAGGGCAGCGCGGCCACCTCACCGAGCAAGAGCAACAGCAGATCGCGATTCAGTTCCAGGCGCGGCTGGCACTCCAGAAGTCGCTGGAGGATGCCACCAAGTGAAGGAGAACCCCGAAGACACGATGAACGGACTGCTCGAAGCGCAGGCGGATCTCTACGACACCGAAGCGATTCAGGCGGTCATCCGTGAAGCGAAGGCGGCGCACTACGCGAGTGAGGCGGAGAAGGAGAGCGGCATAGCGCCCGCCGACCCCAACGAACCGCAGCAGGGCGGAGAACCGCCCATGACCCCGGAGCAGGCACACGAAGCCTTCGGGATGTCGCTCGACGAGTTCGACGCGCAATGGCAGGCAGAGCAGCAGGCCGAAGCGGAGGCCGAAGCGGAGGCGAAGGCGGCGTTCGACGCCGAGAACCCGATCCCCGACTCGTCGACCGTGAGTCCCGAGGAGTTCGCCGCGGCTGTCCAGAAGAAGGGCGGCAGCATGAGCGGGTATCAGGCGCTCGCCCCCGCGATCAAAGAGGGGTTCTCTTCGGCGCGGAACGCCCTCGGAGGGATGTTCGCGCTCGTCCCCGCCCTGAAGAAAGCCACCGACGACGCCATCGAAGACCTCCGGTCGATCGGCGTCAACATGGAAGACTACGAGGTGAGCCAGCTTTCATCCGTGGAGGGGGTGAAAGCCGCTGCGACCTCACCCCTCTTCGCGCCGGTCCGCGACGCCCAGCTCGTGCTGGATCTGGCGTCGCGACTCACGCCAGAGGTGGGCGACCCTGACTCGGTCGTCTTCCAGATGTCGAAGTTCCTCTCCGGCTTCCTCGTGACGCGAGGCGCGACCGCGCGCGCCGGGCTCGGCGCCGTGACCGCGAAGATGGGCGAGGCGGTCGGGAAGGTCGGCGCGGGAGCGGCCTCGGTCGCTGGATCGACCGCTGGCGTGAACGCGGCTGTCCGCATGGGGCAGTTCACCGAAGCGTTGATGACCTCGAACGTCAACGGCGCCGCGACCGCCTTCTGGGCGGCCGCCGCGGACGAGAACATGCTCGACGCGTTCACGGCGATGGGGATCTCGCCCGAGGAGTATTTCTCCTATCTCCGCTACGACCCGGAAGCCTCGAACTTCGAGAACCGGCTGAAGAACGCGATGAACGACTTCGCCCTCGGGGCTGTCGCAGACACGACGATCAACGTCCTTCGCTTCTTCGCGACCGGCCGCGCCACCTTCGAGTCCATCGAGAAGGCGTTCGCGAAGGCCGAGGTGAAGAAGCTCCGTGCCTCCGGGGCCGCAGGCAAGACGGCCCCCGAGGCGATGATCGGCTTCGATCCGAGCGACTTCACCGCGATGGAGCGCGAAGCGCAGGCGCGTTATGCGCGCCTGACGGCGCTCTTCGGCGAGGCGGACGGCCCGGTCGTCTACAAGGGGGCAGAGGCGGGGAAGCGGGCGGCTGCGCGCGCTCGCGTCACCTCCCCGATCAATCTCGACCCCGAAGACGCGGCAC